TACACTCTGCTCCAACGGCGAGATACTTGGATTTTGTGTCCATCAAGTCGTTGCTGAAGTATTCATTGGCCCATGTCCAAAGAGGAGCAATGGTAGGGCAGCTTGGGATGTCCTACATAAGAACAGAGATCGTTTAGACAACAGGGCAGAGAACTTGGCGTACGTTTCACATTCCAAAAATGTATTGGATGCAATAGAAAAAGGACTCTTCCCATTAGGCGAAAAACATCATGGCGCGAAGCTTAGTGATTCAGCAGTTAGAGATCTTAAGCTCCTTATGCAACAAGGAAAGACCAACCAGGAATTGTCTGTGATGTTCGGAATCAGTGATTCTTCGATTTCGCGTATTCGCTTAGGTAAAACATGGAAAAACATTGCACCAGAAATAGATACTCCCCGTAAACAAGAAAGATACTCAAAAGAGTTCAAGGAATCATTAAGAATTGGATATCTCCAAGGGAAGACAATGCTGGAATTGGCGGGGGAATTCGGAGTAAGATACATGGTTGTATGGAGGGCATTGCGCAGTGGCCAAAATAGTTCTTGATATTGAGACGGATGGTCTTCTTGACACAGTTACCCGGATGCATCTCATGGTGTTGAAGAACATCGATTCCGGGGAAATCTATGATTATGTGGAGGGCGATTTGGGATGGATGGGAATCCTATCCGATGAAAACAATGAAGTCATTGGCCACAATATAGTTGGATTTGACGCCAACGTATTGCGGAAATTGTTTGGCTTCGAGATTAAGGGAAAAGTGCTTGACACTCTGCTTTATTCCCAAATATTGGATTACAACAGATTCGATTTAAAAGGACATAGTTTAGAAGTATGGGGCGAATTTCTAGGATTTCCGAAAGGAAAATTTGATGATTGGACAAAATACTCCGAGGAGATGCGGGTATACTGCGAGAATGACGTAGAACTTGGAGAGCGCGTCTACAAATATTTGATGATAGAGTTTGAAACCAAGAAATTCAAGCTTCCTCTGATTAAAGCTGAGATGTTGGAGGAGTACCTCAAGGTCGAACATATAGCGAGCAATTGGATAGCTCGGGCAGAAGTACACGGATTTCCTTTCAATGTAGTGGAGGGCAGGAAGCTGCTGCAAGTTCTCAAGGCTGAAATGGACAATGCCACAAACAAGTTGAACAGTGTATTGGGCTCACGTACGGTGGCCAAAGATCTTTCCAAAGGAGAAGTACCGTGGAAAGATCCGAAATGGACTAAAGAGGGCAGGTATTCGGCCAATACTGCGGATTGGTTCGGAGTGAATCCGTGGTCAGGACACCCTGGCGAAACCCGAATGATCGAAGGCCCTTATTCTAGGGTAGAGTTCAGACCCCTTTCCATTGAATCCTCTGATGATGTAAAGCTCTTTCTAAGTAGACACGGGTGGATCCCAACAGAATGGAATTCGGTAAAAGACAAAGTCACTGGGAAACGCAGAAAAACATCCCCAAAAGTTACGGAGGATTCTTTGGAACTATTGGGTGGTGATGGAAAACTTTACTTAGATTTTATGGTGGCAAGGAGTCGCAACGGCGTATTGAAAACATGGCTGGAGAACATAGACTCTCAGGGAAGAGTCCATGGATCGGCAATGAACATTGGAACTCCCAGTATGCGATGTCGCCATTCAGGTATAGTCAATATACCCTCAGTGGAAGCAGCATTCGGCAAGGAGATGCGCGCTTTGTTCCATGTTCCAGAAGGATGGAAGTTGATTGGGTGTGACTCCGCAGGAAATCAGGCCAGGGGATTGGCTCACTTCCTGAAAAATGATGAATATACCAATATTCTGTTGAATGATGATATCCATACATTCAATGCATTGATGCTTACCAATGTCCTAAAGAGTATGGGTATAGACCACGAAGTCAAACGAGCTACGGCAAAGCGTGTATTGTATGCCACATTGTTCGGAGCCTCAGGAACTAAGCTATGGTTGTATATTTTTGGAACGAATGATCCGAAGAAGGGAAAACTGCTGAAAGAGGGTTTCCTGAAAGCAATACCAGGGTTCGATCTCCTTGTTAAGCGACTTGAGAAGATCTTCAAGAGCAATTATCGGGATGGAAAAAGCTTCTTCTTGAGCATTGCAGGAAACCGGATCTACGTGGATTCTCCTCACAAGTTACTGGTATATCTTCTGCAATCCACAGAAAAGATCACCTGCTCTTCAAGTCTGGCTACAATTGTGGAAAAACTCGAGGAAGAAAATATTGAGTATATCCCGCTGATTTACATGCATGACGAAGTCCAGTTTATGGTGAAAGAGAAAGATGCTGTAAGAGCCGCAGAAATTGGTATAGAGGGCTTCCGCGAAGGACCGAAGAAATTTGGAATAACCATCATGGATGGGTCATCTAAGATCGGAATGAACTGGGAGGAAACCCACTGAAATGTACGCAATCCACGTAAAATTTCGGGAGTATGGACGTTGGAGCAATCTCTATACATATGTCTCCCCAAGAGAATTTGTGGTGGGGGATTTCTTACTATTGCCAACCGGGGATTTTTTCGGTGTGGGGAAGGTCTTTGGGTGTGATAGGGAGATCGACCCAAATAAGAAATACAAGGCGGTACTGGCTAAGTTGAACAAACCAATCACTGACTACAAAACGTATCTGGAGAGTAAGAATGACAAGTAAAGAATATTTCATGATCAACCTAATGGAAGAGCTAGCCGAGCTGATTCAGGCTTCTGCCAAAGTACTTCGATTCTCGGACAAGCATCAGTTCGAGGATTATGAACGCACGAACATCGAACATTTTCAAAAGGAGCTCCTGGACACACTGGCCGTGCTCAATATCGTGGCGTTGAAGTACGAGCTGAAGTTGGATTTCTCGGTGGAAGCGCTTCTTCCACACATTGAGAAGAAGCTCGACATGTACAGGACCGCACTGAAGTTGGGTACGGTGACAGTGAAAGATGATACTTCTAATTGATGGAGATATGCTAATTTACGAAAGTGTCTCTTCAAGGTATTTGGATAATAATCCTACCGTAGACGAAGAGACAGGTGAGTTGATGACATACTCCGATGAGGAGACCGCAGAATTCATTGAAGAGTGTTGGACAAAATTTAAGGGACTTCTGGAGGAATTGCTGGAGCGATTTTACTCTACGGAATATTTGATGGCTGTTAAGGGACAAAATAATTTCAGACTACAGATCTACCCTGATTACAAGGCCAATCGTAACAAAAGCGTGAACCCCGCCAGAAAATATGCCAAAATTTTAACAGAAAGGATTTTAGAAGAGGGGTTGGGGATTGCTGCTCATGGAGTTGAAGCAGACGATTATGTCCGTTACTGGGCAGAGGAATGCAGAGCACACGGAATCCCGTATGTGGTTTGCACCGGAGACAAAGATCTACGCTGTATTCCAGGACGCTACCACAATTTCCAAAGGAGACATCTAACAACAGTGGAGATCGCCGAAGAAGAGGCGAAAAGATTTTTCTATGAGCAGCTTCTTAAAGGCGATCCCACTGACCATATTCCGGGATTGCCAAGAGTCGGAGATGTAAAAGCAAAGAAGTTTCTCGAAGATGCAAAAACAGAGGAGGATATGCAAGAAGTTGTAGTCGACAAGTATATGACTTTTTTTGGAGAGCAATGGTTCGACTATCTTATATCCAATGGTGCTCTACTGTATATCAAGAAGAATCCAAATGATTGGTTTAAACCACGTGATTGGGGTGTTGTGAAGGAGGTATTGGATGATTGACATTAAAGAGCTTGTAGAGAAGTTTCAGGAAAATAGGCTTACTAACGCACAAATAGCAGAGATATATGGTGTGGAAGAAAGCACCATACGGAATATACGATTGCGAAAACGCCGTAAGAAGCAGACAAAGGACTATGAGTTTAACTCCGAAAATCCTACCAATTATGGTAAGCGACGGTTCGAGTGCGAAACAGTGAAACTGATTCGCCAAAAATATGAGAATGGGGAGACCATAACGTACTTGAGCGAAACCTTCGGGCTCTCCAGAGCTCCCATGAGACTCCTCGTGAATCACCTTACTTATAAGGAGTGTTGACACATGCCGTTTTGTTCAAAGGTTAGTGTTTCGTTCACTAAAGCTGAACTGGAGCGTAGATATTATAAGTTATACAACTTGTTGGAGACAAGAGATCTCATCTCCAATAAGGAGGGTGCAGGAAAAGGACACTGGGCTACACCTGAGAAGATGTGCGCAACCACGGGGAATGTGGGAGAGATTGCGCTGGCAATCGAAGATCTCAAGGCAATACTACTCCAGATATCAAAATACAAATGAAGAAATTGCCGACACAACAGTATTTAAATAGCAGATTGCAGTATTCTCCAATCACAGGAATTTTGAGGTGGCTCCCAAAGCCTGATTGGTGGCGTGACACGGAGAGGTGGAACAAAAGATACGCCGGAGAGCCTGCCGGTCATATGGCACCGAATGGCCACATACAGATAATGGTCTCAGGTGAGCGCTATTTTGCCTCGAGAATAATCTGGAAAATGATCACAGGATATGATCCACCAGGCCTAATCACACATGTGAACGGCAACCACGGCGACAATAGATGGGAGAATTTACATGTACTACAAATTCGATAATGAAGGGAATCACTCATTGATTATAGAGGCACTTTCAGAAGAAAGCGCTCAAATAATCCTTCGTATGCACAGCAAGTATGGCTACAAGCTTGTGCAGACTGTGAGATATTTCGCTGAGTTCGATATGTTGACTCAGAGGAATGTTCGTGTAATCCTGTTGGAGGAAGATGATCCCGCGCATCAATCTAAACGGACACTGGAAGTTCCCTAACCAGATGGGTGAATCCGACTTTGTTGGATTCATCTATTTGATCAAGGATACGGTGCGAAGAAAGTTATATTTGGGAAAAAAGTTCTATAGGACTCCAAGTGGTGTAGAAGGAAATTGGAAGTATTACACATCTTCTTCTCCTAAATTCTCGCAGTTGATCAAAGAGAAAAACAAAGTCGGGTTCGAATTCATCTGTTTGGACCAATACCGCACAAAAGCGGGATTGGCATATGCTGAAACGTGGGCACTGTGTCACGTGGATGCGCCATTGAGCCCATTGTGGGTCAACAAAAGAATTGAGGCAATTCGCTGGAATGTTAGCGAGCGTGTCTCAGAGTTAACAAAAAAGAGATTACAACATGAAGTTCTTGTCCGCAATTTTTAATCTGTTCGGCATTATCGCGCTATTGGTCGGCGGCCTCATGATCCTATGGGGCGGGGCATTCACTCCTGTTCATATGTTCTTGCTCGGTGGATTGCTATTGTTTCTTGCGAATCTCTTGAGTAATTTTGGAAAGGGTAAGAGCGGGAACAAGTTGTCTGCGTAGTATGACGCAGTCTACGCGAAGTCCTGTTGTAAAACGTGGGCTTCCCTGTTTAGGCTCGGAATGTAATTCTAGCGATGGACGCGAATTATACGAGGATGGAAGAAGTCACTGTTATTCGTGTGACACCACATTCTACCCGAAAGGCCATCAGGCTCCTAGGACTTACACCCCTTCTTCCCAACTGAGTATTCAACAGATTGGGAATTTGGAGTCATTTGCAATAAAGGATAGAGGAATTTCGAAGGAAGTCGCCAGTTTCTTTGGCGTGAAAATGTCTGTAGATGTCAATACAGGATTGACGAGTCATCATTACTACCCATATGAAAATGGTTATAAGGTTCGGAAGTTGCCCAAAGAATTTATATGGATGGGTAAAGCAGGCGGAGTATTTGGTAAGGATAAGTTTGCGGCAAAGGGTCAGCGGTTGGTGGTATGCGAGGGGGAGATTGACACTCTATCTGTAGCGCAAATGTGGTACGACAAGTATAAGACAATCTTTCCTGTCATCGGTTTGTCGTCTAGCGGTGCAGTAAAGGAATTGTTGCTGATAAGGGATTGGATACGTGAGTTCGATGAAGTAGTCATCGTTTTTGACGAAGACGATGCCGGAAGAAAAGCTACGCAGGAAGCAGTTAAGATTATCGGATTCGATAAAGTCAGAATTGCCAGACTTCCTTTAAATGATGCGAACGAGGTGTTGGTAAAAAAGGGTTGGGGTGAACTCTTAAGATGCGTCTATAATGCAGAAAAGTATAGGCCAAAGGGTTTTCTCAATAA